AAACTGCAAGTTGCAAACCAAACTGCTCACTCTCTTTTTAAATTATGGAACTCAATATGACCCTCGAAGAATTGAAAATACAATCAGAAAAAGACATAACAATAGATGATATCGAATGTGATAAAGAAACCGTTCGTACTCATGCACTCAAAATAAAATACTTAAGACTATTCTCAAAATATAGATTACAAGAAAGAAAACATCATTTTGATTATCTAACTTTGAAAAAAGAAAAATGGGAATACTATGCTGGTAAATCAAGTCCTGAAGTATACAGAGATAAACCATTCGACCACAAAATTCTTCGTGGTGATATTCCAATCTATCTAGAAGCCGATGAAGAATTAAATACTCTATTACAGAAAAAAGAATACTTTGAAACTTGTAAAGATTATTGTGAAGAAGTTTTGAAAACAATTAATAGTAGAAGTTTTGAAATTAAAAATATTATTAATTGGAGAAGATTTATGGAAGGCATGGATGAATAATTTAATATCACATTATTTGATTTATAAATTAGATGAAATGATGTTGAAAGACATTTACGGAACACATACAGAATTTATATCTGGGAAAGTAGGTAAGAATGTTGATTCAAAAACTCAACAAACTGAAGTAAATTTAATAGCTAGAGATTCAAAAATAAAATTTATTAATGATCCTATATTAATACAAAATTTATTTTCTACTGTAAAATTTTTAAATTTACAAGGTAACTGGAAATACGAATTAACACAGTTAGAAGATTTACAATATACTGTTTATGATGTTGACCAATATTATAATTGGCATACAGATTCTAACTTTTTGTTCACACCTACTATAAGAAAATTAAGTTTTTCTATTGGATTAAATGACCCAAGTGAATATGAGGGTGGTGAACTTGATATAGAAATACACGGCCCTAATATAAAAGGTAAAAGGTTTGAAACTATTGTTTTAGAAAAAAATGAAATGGTTTGTTTCAGGTCTAATTTGTGGCACAGAGTAAGACCAATAACAAAAGGTGTTAGAAAAAGTTTGGTTGGTTGGGTTCGTGGCCCACAGTTTGTATGAAAATAGAAAAAATAAATGAAGTGTACATGAGAGTTGATTGTGAGAGATCAACTGCAATGGCACTTTCAGATTATTTTACATTTGAAGTACCTGGCGCTCGTTTTATGCCAGCATATAGAAATAGAATTTGGGATGGTAAGATACGATTATTTTCTGTAACAACAGGAGAACTTTATGTTGGACTTTTATCTTACTTATTAAAATGGGCAAAAGAATATGGGGAAGAATATGAACTTGATGACAGTTTACAAATTAACAATGATTTATCTAAAGAAAACTTATCAAAATTTATTAAAAGTCTTAAAATCAAATCTCAAGGAAAAAGTATTACAGTTAGAGATTATCAGATTGACGCCATTGACTATGGTATCAGAAACAATCGTGCATTATTGCTTAGTCCTACTGCTAGTGGTAAATCGTTAATCATCTATTCTTTAGTAAGATATTATAATTTATTATTAAGAGATGAAAACAAAAAGATACTAATACTTGTTCCAACAACATCTCTAGTAGAACAAATGTATTCTGACTTTTTAGATTATGGTTGGTTAGAATATCATATGCAAAAGATTTATCAAGGACATGATAAGAAAGTAGAAAAAGATATTGTAATATCAACTTGGCAATCAATCTATAAAATGCCTAAAAAATACTTTGAACAATTTGGTTGTGTATTTGGTGATGAAGCTCATTTATTCAAAGCAAAATCTTTAACATCAATAATGACAAAGTTACATTTATGTAAATATCGTTTTGGTTTAACTGGAACTATTGATGGTACACAAACACATAGATTAGTATTAGAAGGTTTGTTTGGTTCTCTAAACAAAGTAGTTTCTACAAAAGAACTAATTGATAAGAAAACATTATCTGATTTTAAAATAAGATGTTTAGTTTTATCATATCCTGAAGAAGTTTGTAAACTTGTAAAAGATATGAAGTACCAAGATGAAATAGATTTCATTGTTACGAATACAAAACGAAATGAATTCATAAAAAATCTTGCATTTGTTTTACATAGAAATACTTTAATATTATTTCAGTTTGTAGAGAAACATGGTAAACAACTTTATGATTTAATTAAGAATGATACAAAGAGAAGAATATTTTTTGTTTATGGTGGAACTGATACACAGACAAGAGAACAGATTAGAGAAATTACTGAAGAAGAAAAAGATGCGATTATAATTGCTTCATATGGAACATTTTCTACTGGTATTAATATTCGTAATTTACATAACATAGTTTTTGCATCACCATCAAAGAGTAGAATTAGAACATTACAATCTATTGGTCGTGGTTTAAGAAAGAGTGAACAAAAAGAACAAGCTGTACTTTATGATATTGCTGATGATTTAAGATATAAAAGTAAAAGAAATTATACATTAGGTCATTTTTTAGAAAGACTAAATATATACAACGAAGAAAAATTTAATTACGAATTACAAAGGATAAAAATAAAATAATGGCTAAACCAGACTATGCAACATTACTAGGTCAAATAGCAGTAGAAACAGACCCTGTTGTTAAACAACAACTAATAGACCAATGTTATGTTTTTACAGAACCATTAACAAATGAAGAAAAAGATTTGTTTGGTTATATTAATAGTGATTATTTTGTAGATAATCCAAGTGCAACAGAGTCTTTTCTTGATGACGGAGTTTTAAAAGCTAAAAGTTTTGTGGGAGTTTATTTCAAATGACAATTACTAAAAGAAGTGTTAAAGGTTCAGCATTGACTTATGAGGAGATGGATGAAAACATAAGAGATTTAGTTGAGGGTTCAAGTTTAAGTGATGGTAGAGGAGTTTCTAGATTTGGAGATAGAAATTTAATCATAAACGGAGATATGAGGTTCTGGGAAAGACAGATAACTACAACTACAAATTTACCTGATACTGGTAGTGGTATGTTTATTCCAGTAACTTATATTAGTGCTGATAGATGGGGTTGGTCTTGGAATAACACTTCTACAGACACTTTAGATGCTGGTGATCTTACTACAGAAAGATCAACTGATGTTCCTGAAGGACAAGGATTTAAATATTCAATATTACTTACAAAAAATGGTACAGGTGAATCTGGTACTGGTGCGTTTGCTGACCCACTAAATCCTTCTGATTCAGCAATAACTAGTAATCATTTAATGCAACATATCGAAGGACAGATGGTTCAACACTTAATGTGGGGAACTGATAATGCTAGACCTATAACATTATCGTTTTGGGTTAAAGCTAGTCAAGCTAAAAAGTTAGCGGTAGGGTTTTTGTTAGATGATACAAGAAAAGGGTATTTTACTACAACACAAATAAATGCAACAGACACTTGGGAAAAGAAAGTTATTACAATTCAAGGTAGTACAGATTATACCATTAATGATGATAATGGAAAAGGTCTATCTGTTGTTTTTTCAATTATGTCTGGTGCAGAAGGTAATGTAACTCCTGACACTTGGGTAAATACTGATGTCTTTGGTGGTGTATTACACCCAAATGTACCTGATTCATATTTCTTTGAAGGTGTTGCAGGTAATATTAGATTTACAGGTGTTCAATTAGAAGTAGGAGAATCTGCATCAGGATTTGAATTCGAGAATTATTCGTCTGCGTTAATAAAATGTCAAAGATATTTTTACATGATGGGTGGGGAAGGTGTTTATGAAAGATTTGGAACAGGTATGGTTCGTAATAATAGTACTCAAGCATTTATTTCACTAATTTGTCCTACTCGTATGAGAGGTATTCCTGTTGCAAGTATGAATAATGCAGGAAATTTTGCAATTGAAGAAAGAGGGAGAAAAGCAGTTTCTTCTTTTATAATGGATTTACCTTCATCATACAATCCACATCTTATAGTATATTCATCAGGATTAGGAGCTGGTTTAGGAGCACAATTTATGGCAGATAATACAACAGCAGCAAGATTGAGTGTTCAATCAGAAATAACTTAAAGGAGAATAATATGAGTTTATTTGAAAACGCAAAATATATGATAGGTTCATCTGGTGAACCAACAGCCATTAATTGTTTGATGAATGGACAACCTACATCTATACCAATACATCCTGATAATTATGAGTATCAACATATTATGAAACTTGTAGAATCTGGTAAATTAACCATAGCAGAGGCAGATGAATGATAGATAAACATAGACTACTCAAACTTACAAGTGGTGAAGAAATCGTTTGTGATATTACAGCTAATGAAGAAAAAAATTATATTAAAATTACTAATCCTTTGAAATTAGTTAGTATTCCAAGTGAAAAGAGAGGTATTCTTGAAGAAAGAATTTCTTTTTCTAAATGGATTCATTTCTGTGAAGATGAATCTTTCAAAATAGATGTTAGTAAAATATTAGTAATTACAAAACCTGAAAAGGGTTTATCTAAATTTTATGAATATTGTTTAAATAAATTAAATAAATATAATACTGAATTTAAAAACAGAGATGAAGATTTCCTAGAAGATGTTGAAGAACCTACTAACGAAGAACTTGATGAAATAGAAGATGAACTCGTAGAAAAGTTTAGATCATTATTATCACCAAGTAAATTATTACACTAATACTTTATCAAAACCGACACAGAATAGTATCATAAATGTCAAGGCTTGTCAAGTAAATTTAAATATTTTTTTAGTTACTTGACACTTTTATTATAAAAGTATATAATATGACAATGCAAGTGAGGAAGAACAATGACAACTAAAGATACAAAACATTATGTAGATAATAAAGAATTTCTACAAGCTATGATTGAGTGGAAAGAGAAGTGTAATAATGCAAAAGAAGATGAAGGTATACCACCAGTAACAAATTATATTGGTGAATGTTTTCTTAAAATTGCAAATCATTTATCTTACAAACCAAACTTTATAAATTACACATATCGTGATGAGATGATTTCTGATGGTATAGAAAATTGTCTACAATATGCAAGTAATTTCAATCCTGAAAAATCAAAGAATCCTTTTGCTTATTTTACACAAATCATATATTATGCATTTGTTCGTAGAATACAGAAAGAGAAAAAACAACAACACATCAAACATAAAATGATTCAGAATCTCAATGTAGATATTTTAACTGAAGAAGATGTTGATGGTGCTCAAGCTCAATTTATAGAATACTTACAACAAAACTATCTACCTGATGAAGATGTCTATAAACCTAAAAAGAAAAAGACAGAACCAAAAGGTTTAGAAAAATTTTATGATGAGGAAAAAAAGAAAAATGAAAAATAAAAGAATAGTTGTTTTAGGTGGTGGTAACGCAGGATATATGACTGCATTATTTCTACAAAGAATGGCATCTAATATAAGAACTGATGTTATTGTGGTTCAGAGTGAAGAAAAAGGAACTATAGGTGTGGGTGAAGCTGTTGTCCCACCAGTTGTTCATTTCATGCAATATTTTTTAGGAATAAATTTAAAAGATTTTATTTCTAAAACAAAATCAACTATAAAGAATGGTATAAAGTTTGAAAACTGGAATGGTGATAATACTTATTACTATCATCCATTTACACCATCAAAAGAATATGTAGAAATGTTTCATATACCAGGCGTAATGCCTACTAGTTGTTATGCAGATTATGTAAAACATGGAATATATAAAAACTATGATTTTCATCAATCTCATTTGGGTGCAATGTTATCAGAACAAAATAAAGTTAGTTTAAATAATTTACACTATGCTTTACATTTTGATAATTTTTTAGTAACAGAATATTTTAAAAATTTATGTGTTGAAAGAAATATAGAAATTATTGATGATGAGTACCTAGATGCAAATTTAGACGAAGATGGATATATTGAATCTTTGAAACTTAAAGAACTTGGTGATATTGAATGTGATTTTGTTTTTGATTGTTCAGGTTTTGCAAGATTAATTATGAACAAAAAATATAATATCAATTGGAAAGTATATAAAGATTTAGCTGTAAATGAAGCAATAATATTTCCTAAAGATACAAATCCTGATGACGAAATAATGTCATATACAAATTCAATTGCAATGAAAAATGGTTGGGTATTTGAAATACCTTTAAGACATAGAATTGGTAGAGGATATATTTTTGATAATAACTTTACAACAACTGATGATGCAATAAAAGAAGTTGAAGAAAGATATGGTGAAGTAGAAGTTAAAAAGAATATAAAATTTGATGGTGGTAGATTAGAAAAATTCTGGCATAAAAATTGTATTGCAGTAGGATTATCTTCTAGTTTTATTGAACCATTAGAAGCTACTTCAATTATGTTTACTATAAATCAAGTAATGCAGTTGAATAATTTAAAACACGCATTGTATGAGAAAGATAATGTAAATTACATTAGAGAAATGTATGATAAAGTAATGATTAATTCATCAGACCATATAAAAGATTTTGTTCATTTTCATTATCTAGGAAAAAGAAAAGATAGTGTATTTTGGAAATCATTTAGAGATAATTATAAGTCTAGTGATTTTGTAAACTATATGATAGATGCAATTAAGTATGGTGACTATCAACACTTTATGGTTGATAAAAATGTTTCAGGTGTAAATTTCAATGGTCATGGTTGGTTAGCGATTGCATATGGCTTGGGCATGATAGAAACTGATAAAATGATAATGAGAGGTATAGAAAATCTATCACCTACGATAGATGATACAGTAAACTTATTTAAATCAGTAGTTGAAACACAAAGTGAATCGCATCTTGAACTTTTAAAAAAAATTGATTCTACTGATATAAATCGTGTAGATTTTCCTATTGAATCAGGTTTAATAGATAAAATATGAAAATAGCTTTAATTACTGATACTCATTTCGGTGCAAGAAATGATAATGATAATTTCAATTCTTATTTCTACAAGTTTTGGGATAATACATTTTTTCCTTACATACAAGAAAATAACATTGATACAGTTATACATCTTGGTGATGTTATGGATAGAAGAAAGTTTGTATCATATAAGATTGCAAAAGACTTTAGAGAAAAGTTTATTCA